TGGATTAAGAATAGCACCATACAAACTGTTTAAGTTAATTTTCTTAACAAGTTGTCTTTTGTCCCAAAACTCTCTTTCTTCGCCGTCTGTCTCTCTCATCTTTGCTTGTAGTTCTTTACGTTCAGCATACCAACGTTCTAGTAGTCCAGGGACAACACCTTTTTTCTCTACTGTAAATATTGTGCCGTTAGCACTTAGTACCCAAGGTTTATTGCTATCAAACATTAAACGCCAGCAATCGGCTGCACTAACAATATCTTCGTCACCGTTTTCCCAGTCAATAGTAAGTTCAGTGCCTGCTTCCATATTCATAACTGCTTGGTATTCTTTACTTCCAAACTGACCTTCCCATGCATCAGCGAATGTTTTCTTTTGTGCCATTGCCGTCTGTACTGCATGATCTGTTAGTATCGGTCTAAGTTGACCTATGATAGTTTCTGGACCCATATTTAATGCTCTAATAACACTAGGATATAGACTGTTTAAGTCAAGACTACCAATCCAGTCATGCAAACCTTTTTTAGGATATGCAACATAAGCACCAGCCGCACCAAGTCCACTATCTTGATGCTTACGATTAGGCACTATAAGTCCTTGCTCGTGTGCATGGTTAATAATTGCTTGTTCTGTAACTGCAACTGCACCCATTGTAGTTGCAAGTAATACAGTATTAGAGTGTGCCAACTCGTTACTTAAATCAATAAACTTTAGTTTCTGATCCATTCTATAAAGTAAGTTGACATCTTGTCTACTATAATCAATAAATGTTACAAAGTCTTGATTATATAGTTGGTCAAGTGTACCTTCGTATTGTGTTTTACGTTCATCTAGTTCGTATTCACCAATAGCATCTAAACTATAACTATGACGCTCTTCGTATGTATATTTTCTATAAAGTTGCATATAGTCTAAGTGTTGTCTGCCAATTAAATCAAATGTAACGTTCTCTGATCCAAAACGTTCAAATGTACGTTTCTTAGGATACTGACCCCATAAATTAAATTTACGAGTGTCATCTTTGCTTAGTACTTTTGTAATACGATTAACACAATAAGGTATATCATATCCTTCACTGTTCCATCCACTTAGTATATCAGCATCATCGATTAGTTGTAAAAATGTTTCTAGTAAATCTGCTTCACGTTCAAACAAGAATGTATTAGGAAAATGTTTAACTAGATCTTTTGCACTTTCCATGCTTAAACTCTTAGGAGGTACTGCTAGTGTAATTAACTGATCTAACCATCCTAAGTGTAAACTAATAGCAGTTATAGCATTGAAAGGGTCACCAGGACTGCTATACCCTCTAACAGGATCGAAGTCTACTTCAATATCGAAAAAACAAATGTTTAGTTTAGGAGCATCAACACCCAAGTAGTTTTCAGCAAGACAACGGAACACAGGATTAATATCACTTTCCCATATCCCATGTTTGCCATGCATCTTAACTTCTTTATGAAATTCTTTACCATTCCTTGTACTAAAACGACTAACAGGATTTCCATATATAGTTTTAAACTTGCCTCTAGCATCATTATAATAAAATACATAATTTACAGGAAGTTCTCGATACTCACGTTTACCGTTAACTCTTTCTACAACATTAATTCTATCACGTTCTCTGTCAAAATGTGCGTCGACGTAACTCATACAAGGGCTCCTATTAATTGTATTAGTGCATATATGTTCATTATAGTAAACCAAGAACATAAAACTATAACAAATGCCGCTTTTCTTATTATAGCACTAACTACACCTAACATGCTACCTAAAAGATATAATGGAACAAAGTGCCAACCGTTTGGATCTAATATAGTAACACTTAGCACTGCACTTGCACTAATTAGAAATGCCGCTTCTACCATTTCACAATAAAATGCAACAGGACTAAGTTTGTAACTGTCTTTAAAAAACTTATATATTTTCTGCACTAAGTTAATTTACCAACTGTAGCAAGTATGTTCTCAAGTTCTGATAAATCCTCACTATGTTTAGCAAAATCTGCTTTGTATGCAGTTCTTACTGCTTTTTTAAGCACACCAGGTTTAATTTGCATTTCTTCTGCAATAGCCTTAACTGTATCATTAAGTCCTTCTGATAGGTCATCTACCTCTTGCATCACAGTAAGACCTTCGTTAATTAGTTGTGTTAGTTTTATTTTTTCTGCGTTATTAAATATTCTATCGCCGTTGCTCATACTTCTACTCCTTATTGTTAAAGTTATTATACTATAACATTGGTACTACGTCAATAACTATTTGATATTAAATAGGAAATAATATAAATTATTTAAAAATAAGGATTATTAAAATTTGGATCGTCAACACCATCAACGCCAGTTACTTCGTCTACATAGTGTACGAGCATGTTTTCTGCACCCATTTTAAGTGTGATACTACTACTTGCACATCCACTACAACTACCTTGAAGTAGTACATTTACACGACCTGATTCCATATCAAAGTCTTCAACTTTTATGTAGCCGCCGTGTTGTTGTACTGCTGGTTGAATATAACCATCAACGACTTGGTTTATTTGTTTTAATATTTCTTCTTTTGTGCGTTCCATATATGTATTTATTGGCTCTGGGGGAAGGAATCGAACCTCCACGGTAAATATATTGTAACACATATCCACCACATGATTAACAGTCATGCCTGTCTACCTATTTCAGCACCCCAGATTATAAATTATTTTAAGATATCAAGTGCTGAAATCATACGTGTCATACCAATACCGCCACCTACTCTTGGAAAGAAATCAAACTTTAAAAACTCTTCTAGTTCTGCTTCCACCCGTTCTTTACCAAACAGTTCAAATAATAAGTTACTATAAGCACCTTCTGTAATTGTATGGAATGTATCACGCATATGATCTACGTTACATGAACGTTCTGCTGATCCAATAGTTTCCATACCTCCTAATATAACATCTATTTTTTTACTAGTTTCACCGTCCCAGTAACGTGACATATTCCAAAATGGACTTGTAAACTCTGGGAAGTCTGTAATCATTGTACTACCAAATTCTTCGTACATGTCTGTTTCGTGTGCTGCAGTTAGTTCTTGCATAGGATCTAAACTGTATTGTTGTTGCCACTCGCCGTAAGTCTTTTCTGTTGGTTTGTCGAATCCTAAGTATTCGCATAGTTCATATTCCATTGCTTTTAAGTTATCAATGTTACCTGGCATTTCAAATTCAAACATTGGAAAGATAATATCATGTCTGCCTGGTATTGCATTTGGTTCTTGTCTGTAGGATGTGCTGACACAAAAAAAGCCTTTTGATGAAGGCTTAGTGAGTAATTCATGTTCTAACCACATCTGACCAGTTTGTGGTAAAGGCCAAACTTGACCTGCGTAATTGTAAGTTGCTACATTGAATGGATCTTCACATGCGGCGAGTATGCTTAGTCTATTCTGGGTGTGGACTTCTTCGAATCCTTTATCCAAAAAAAATGACCTTAAGAGGCCGACTGCATTTGTAAATTTCGTGGGGTTTATTAGTTGTGTCATTAATTCTTTCCTTTTTTTACCTAAAAAAAATTTGCCCAAAAAAAATTGAGGCTTATTCTTCTATCGAGTTATTTATCTTTCTTGTATCTATTTATAGTATCTATTACGTCAAAGACTAATTCTGATTTACCATTTTCTACAACTCCAATATCTTGCCTTAGTCTTAGGCCCTGGATTGTCGCAGTTGTGTCTTGCTCTAAATGATCGTCTTGCCGCTGGATTTGACTTCCTTATACGCATAGTTGGTCGTTTTGCACTAGTGCCACCGTGTCCAAAGTTTACTTTAATTACGTTGCCTTTTTTGTTTTTAACATATACTTTAAACTTCTTTACATCACCACGCATTGGTTTGTTAAGTTTGACTTTGCGTCCTTGGTACTCTGCTTCAAACATATCAGTTTCATCGATACTATATCCTAGTACACCAAATTCTTCTTCAAAGTCTTGTGTATCTTCTAATGTAATTTCTTCTGTTTTTGTTACAACACCTTTGTTAATAGTTGCCGTTCCAGTTCCATTTTTTCCTAATGCATAATCTCTTTTCCATTTTAACATTGATCTATTAATATGCATGTTAAGGTCTTTAGACTGGGGGTTTGTTGCGTAGTTATTAATTGCATCTTTACGGGCAGTATTGTACGAATCTCTATATGACTTCTGCTCTGGACTCATTTGTTCATCTAATGCTTTTGCATCTTCATAATCCATATACATGTCTGTGTCTGGATCATAATGCTTTCCTTCTTTAGGATCATAGTAAAGTACTTTACCAGACTTTGTCATCATAGGACCTTCGAGTCCATCA